CTGTTTGAACATATAATCTTTTATGATTGATTCAATCGACACTTTTCATCCTTATTACAGCTTCGTGATCATTCTTGAGTTTCTTGATCTGTTCCAGTAAAGCCAGTTTCCCCTGCAGTTGGAACACTTCCAGTTCCGACCGTGCCGCCACCAACGCCTGAATTGTCATTTGGGTTAGCTCCCGGAGGTACTCCTCCAGACTGTTCCATGCCTGCTCGTTGTTGATCAGGGGATTGAGGTTGTTGGCTTGCTTCTTGTTGAGCATTTTGAAGTCCTCTAAGTATTTCTGCGAATATCTGTGCTTCGCCTACGTCGTTAACCAAACTATCTGGATCTATGTCTTGTGCTATCGCAAGCTCTCTCATAAGGTTTGGTATCTTTACAAAAGGTGCAAGCATTGGGTTACTTGCAGTTTGCAACAGGGTTGTTAGTCTTTGACTACGTACCTCTTTTTGCATCACTGCTGCAGTACCACGAGGTTTGATCTCAAGATCACCTTCTATTTCGGGTACGTTATCAGTAAACTGCATATTCCACTGAAAGTATGCTTCACCCATCGGTTTCAACAAGTGGTCATCTATATTCTTTATAACAGTTTTTAAAGATAAGCTTGCACCGCCAAGCAACATAGATAAGCCTGATGCTGTTCTACCCGTTCCTGTCACACCTGTTTGTCCATGTAGTATAGATGGTATTCCTGTATCTTCGTCTGCAAGTTGTCGAGATATTTGGTACATTTGTATGTTTTCAGGTGCAGTGTTTGGAAACTTTAATCCGTTGATTGCTGTGCCAGTTACACCTGACTGTCGTCTGAATATCTTACCGGGAAATATATCCATGTTTTGTCCGGGAACTAAGCTTGCTTCGTCAATGTCAAATACTAGATTACCTGCAAGTGCTAAGTTATCAATAGCCATACGGTAGTGACCATTCATTAACTTTTGAGAAAACTCCATGTTTTCTGCTACGCCAACTCCCCACAACTGGTATGGATTAGTCTCGTATGGAAAAGCTTGGTATGGTATTCGTGCAGGCATAAATGGATTAAGAACACATCGAAGTATCATATTGCCACAAGTCCAAACATTAACTTGGATTTGTTCTAGCTCAGACATACCTTCAAGATCACTCATGCCCATTTCATCAGCATGTTTTTTGTCAATAACACCCCAATACTCAAGCACTTCATACCTGTTTTCTTGGAAGTATGGCTCAGTGTCATCTTCTCTGATCGTATCTTCGTAGTACTTGTCTTCGTAGTTAGGACCTTTAGCTAGACACTCTTCTATGGCATCTTTGTAAAAATAAGGTCTGTTTATTAAAGCACGAAGCTGTTGTCTGTTCATACGATGTCTTTGTATGACGTACTCACAATCTTCTATGCTTGTTGCTGATGGATCAGGATGAAAATCCCACAAAGACACGTACTCAATTCTTGGTACAATTTTTTCATATGGAGCATAAGTTTTTTCCCCATTATCATTTTTATCCCATTTGTGAACACGTTTGTAAGAATTAAACGGGCCTTTTACTATTCCTGTTCCAAGTAAACAAGATTCAAAAATAGCATCACGTAAGACGGTAACAGCATCTGTATCTGTCAACTGATCGTGTATAAGTTTTTCTAAATTAAGTGCTGTTTTTTGTGCAGGACTTATCTGAGGTTCTCCTGCTAGTGAAGGTCCGGGAGATAAATTAGCATTAGCATATCTACCTTCTAAGCCACCTAAAAAGTCTAAGTTTCGTGTAGCTTCCGTAGCACCCGGGGGTAATTCTCTACCATCACCCTCGAACCCATATGGATCTTGCTTGACTATCTCATCAAGAGGTGTTGTTTGATGTGCAAACTCTGCAATACCTTCTGGCACTGGGGTTGGCTCAACAACTATCGGAAACTTTTTGTTAGAAAAAAGTATATCGATTATTTGTCCATATGCAGCAAGAACTTTTGTTTTAGTTACCTTTATAAATACACGGGAACGCTCCGAATCTCTGTATTGAGTAGACGAATCGTAAATACCTCTGTAGTTTTTAAAGGCTTGCAACCAACGTAGTTCATAACTGCGTCTGCCATTTTCTGAATCTTCAAATTTGCTTTTGATGTACCCTGCTAATCCGGGCATCTGTTCGCTAGGATTTTCTACAGGTATTGCAGTATCATCAGCAGGTTGAAGAAAGTTTTCATCAGCCATGATTTACCTATGTGTTATTAATAGTCTCTTTCTTCAGCCATTTTAAATAAAGAAGCTTCGACTGTAGGTTTGGTTTGCTTCTTTGGCATGTCAACTTGTAAAGCATCTTGGTCTACTGCTGTAGTAAATTCAAGACTTTCTCTGTATAGTTGCTTAGAACCCATATCATCGTTTACAGATGTCTTATCTGATCCCATAATATAAGCTGCACCATAATTGTAGTTATTGTTAGGCATATTAAGTTACTCCCATAAAGTTTTGTTGCCGTTGTGTCTCGTCAGCTAGTTCTGATCGAGAAGGTGGGGTAACAAACCCCGGAGATACATCAGGCGTTCTGCCAAATGTACTCATTCTGTCACCTATGTTGGTATCCTGTTCAATTATATTCAAAGCTTGTGATTGATCTGTTTGAGTAGGTTGTAAACTACTTTGCATCTGACTTAAAAAATCTCCTGATTCAGATTCTATCCCCATTCTTCTAGGTTCACCCGCAGGTAAAACATCTGCACCCTCACCTGCAGGACTACCTATAAGACTTAGTTGTGCTACGTTTCTAGGTACATTCATACCTGCCATTGCATCAATCGCAACATCTCTTACTGTTTCTGCACCTGCACCCAACGTAGCTCCTATATCACTGAAGCCACGATCTTTGTATTTTAAAAAATCGGATCTAGCTTCTTGTACGTATCCTGCTCCACCTAAAAGTGTTGCACCGTATGCAAGTGGTTTACCTAAGTTATTTGTAATCCAATCTAAAGCGTTTTTACCTTTATTTTTTAGTTCAAGTAGATCACTTGCTTTCTTTTCGGCTCTCACTTGATTCTTTATATCTTGAGTTCGTAGTCTTGCCTGTTCTGCTTCTTCAGCAGTTTCTGCAAGGGCTATATCAGCTACATCTTTTCTTTTTGCTAATTCACTTCCTATGGCTTCTTGATAAAGTTTTGCGTTACCTTTATTCACTTGGCTTAGAGTTGATGTTATTACTTTGTCGCCTTCTTCGTAGGCTAATGTAGGATACACAGTTTGAAATTCTTCAACTCTATCTAGTGGAAACCTATCTATTACATTGTTAGTTACTTTGTAACGCTTAACAATGTTAGACGATTCAACTCCTATGTCTTCGAGATATTGTGCGTGGTTTGCTGTGCCAGTAAACGCTACGTGGGGGGTAGATGTTTTTACAAACAGTTCTTCGATGTCTCTACCACCTGCACCTGTTGCAACGTATTGCCCGATTGTTGTTTTATTAGCACGTAATGTTGCAGCAAGTCTTACTGGATTTTTTTCATCGTAACCTAGACTTGTTAAATGTGTCTCATTTAATTTACGAGTATCTTCAAGTGTGAAGAAACCCTGTTTTACTTTTCCTGCAGTTGTGTACTCTGTAGGTATCTTTGCCTTTTTTAAAGCGTCATTAATTAACTCTTCGTTGTTTTGTGGAAAGACTAATCCAGATTTACCTGTAGGATCTCCTATTTGTTTAAGTAATATGTCTCTTATTATTTTAGGAAAGTAACCTGCTTTTTCTGTTGTCTTTCCTCTGTCTTTAACCTGAAGACCCGATACAACACCATTTTTAAAATTTATATTTTCTATTCTTAAATTTTTAAAATCTGAAGGTCTGTATCCTCCAATTATGTGCATAGCAAGTTGAGTTCCTGCTAGACGTTCAGCATTGTTTTTACTATTCAACAATCCTGTGACGACTTCTTTTAGTTTAGTGTACGTTTCAAAAGGGTATGGACTTGGTACTTTTCTTGTTGGATCTGTGGGAAAAAGTTCTTTCGTTGATGTTGTGCCTATAACACTTGAAAGAACCATTCTGACTGGGTTTCTACCTTTAGGACCTAGATACCCCGCTTCTTCGAAAAATGGCTGTAAAGATCCCAGTACTTTATTAGCACCACTTGCTGTCTTTTTATCCTTACCTTGTTGCTCAAAAAATCTACCGAATTTTTCTTTTACGTCTGGGTTGTCGTTTATATCACGAATAGTTGCGTTTAACAGATCTCCTTTAGCCAAAACATTCATAAATGATTTTTTGTCTTTTCGGGTTGAACTTTCAATCAAAATACCTAGAGGTGTAGTTGCGATCTTATCAGATCGTACACCCTGTGTACCTGAAAGTGATTGTTCAAATTGTTGACTAAATTCTACTGCCATTTATTAATACCCAAATGTTTGGTCTTGCATTTGGTAGACCTGATTCTTGATACCACCAAGCGTTTTATGAATCGACGCATATCCTGTCATCCTTGTCATTAACATATATCGCAAAGCATCGTATGCGTGATCCTCTGCCTTTGTGTCCACATCTTCTGCATTTGTTTTGCTAAGAGGTATGCCTGATAGCTGCTTGATAAGATTGACACAGTTCGGAAATATTCGTAGTCTAGGTTCGTCTGTTCGAGGGTCATCAGCAAGCCTACGATGTATTTCCATTTTACCTTGAAGTCTGTTTCTGTCTGAGGGCATCCAACGCACCCCACATCTCATCATTGTTTCAGCTATGGAAGGACCAAAGCCTGTCTTATTCCAACATGATGAGTCAAGTACTGTATAGTGGGGAGTTGGGTCTTCTTGTTCTACTTCTAGTATTCTATCAGCTAACTCTTCTGCTGTCAACTGTTTTACGTATAACTCTCTATAAATCCAAATATTATTATCCCAGTCAATAGCACCCCAAAGAACACACGAAGGACTTGCATAGCCGTAGTCGGCCGCTCGTATTCGTGGGAAGTTTGGTGGAAGGTCAAAATACGGTGTAACATGTCTACTTCTACTGAACTCTGGGAAAGCTGCACCTTCCGTTACTTCCCAATCGCCTTCAAGAAGTCGCTTACGCTCGACTTCGGGTAGCGAACGCAACATCGCTTCGTATTGTCCGTCAGCCAACAAGTATGGGTTGTCTGTTAGACGTGCAGGTATGAACCTACGATAAAACAGAGGTTCACCTTCCTTTTCATGCCCTTTGGGCCATACAAAAGGTCTGCCTGTTTCGATATCCATTGCAGGAAAAGTCGAGTTGTGTTGTGATGGGTCGATATACATCTTTTTTACCCACCAACCTCCGACTCCTCCGGGGTTCGCTGTACAACGCATGTACAGATTTTGTTGTAGTTCAGGATCAGTTGCTCTGAGTCGTGAACGGAGATAATCCCAAACATAAGGCGAGGGGTATTGGGTTATCTCATCAATGCCTATCCAGTTAAAGGACTGACCCTGAAATCGTGTTACGTCTTTGTCTTTGTCAAGATACGTAAACCAAATCGTTGCACCTGACGGAAAGTGCCATGTTGACTTTGACTCTCTGAACTTTGCACCGGGATACGCCCGTGGGTACAGTTGACGTGATTTGTCAATGAGTTCAGTTAGCTCATCCAGAGTACGCCTAAGAAGAAGCCCACGATGGTTGCTATTGTGGCAATACCGTAGCGGGTCTGCAAGAAGGGCAAAGCTTTTTCCTCCACCTGCTGAACCACCGTACAGAACATCTCTTTCACTTGAGGAAAGAAATTCTTCTTGAGGTCCTTCGTTTGGCTGAAAAATAATTTCACGCCCATCCACCAGTTGTTCAACAACATCTGGAAGTTGGTCAAGATCTTTTTTGTCAATGACGGTAGTTTCATTGCTGTTCAGAGCCTTATCTATTTTGGTTATTTTTTCTTCGAGCTTTCGTGCGTAACGTCGTTTGCTTTCAGCCTGTTGCGTTACCTTTGCTGCTCGTTTCTTTGCTTCAGATAGTCTGCGTTGTGTTTGCTTACGTGCTTTGACTTCTGGACTGTAATAATATTTGGATTTAGGAGCGTTGGGGTCTTTCTTTGGGCGACCACGCTTAGAGGTTTCATTAGTCAACAGAATCTACTTTTCGTGAAGTTGAACCCTTTGCATATACTTTTGGGATTGG